CGTTGCGTCTGTTGACGGCCAGATCGTATACTCGTCGGATTTCACTAGAGGTGTTGCTATCCTCGGTGATTTCACGGCTGTGTTACCTTCTGGTGCAGTCAACGGAAACGCGAGCGTCCGGGTGCAGCTCTTCCGTTACCAATTTACTCCTTTTGGGGTTATCCAGGTATCTTCAAGTGGGTTGAGTTATGTGACCAATCCGCGTGCCGGAAGCGTAACTGTTTCCGGGAAGGACCTACGCCAGGCGGCTGGATCATCCAGCCGTTCGCTGAGAGGTAAGAAGTTAACCTCACTGTATGTGTGGCCCAAAGGTGGTCGCCCTAACCGACCCAGTCCCGAGGTCTATACGCAGGCCGGATTCAGATACGTCTTTAATGGGGCTAATTGGAACTACTTCGAATCCAATTATGCCACCTTTAGACGTGAATGGTCCGGTTTACGCACACCAGGGTATGCTGGGAAGGCGAAAAGCGATCTGCCTGAGAACCCCCACCATGTATACATCTTTCGGAGAGCCGACGGCGGGTTCATGAAAGACTCCAGTTTCAATTCTGGGAGTCATATTTATGAATCTTCCGAGGGCGGTCCTTATTCTTCGTATGGTGGTACATCTTATACAGGTGCAGCACCAACGTATCCGACTCATGTTGATACGTTGTACAACCGCGCAGTAACCAAGTTGATTGCGAAGTCCGGGCAAGATATAGAAGGCAATCTTGCTCAAGATCTCGTGCAACTTGGGCCCACGGCTAGAACGATCAGTAATTCTGTGTCGAACATAGCCAGAAGCCTTGCTTACCTTCGCCAGAAGAATATCTCTGGAGCGGTGAGCATGTTATTTGGAGCATCTCCTGTCCGTACGCAGCGCGGGTTCAAACCCGGTATTAGTAAAACGCTAGCTGATAATTGGCTAGCGCTACAATACGGGTGGAAGCCCTTGCTGCAGGACGTCTTTGGTGCTCTCCGGTCCTTAGCAGATTATTTTGCTAAGAGCCAGTCGGTTGTAATGCGCATGTCAGCGTCTAGCAAGAAGGAGTATCACACGCGAGAGAAGTTGACCTACGGGTACGGGACGGTCTGCGGTACACGAACGGAGTTTATTCGTTCGGTCTGCAGGCTAACCTGTCACTACGAGATCAGTTCCCCTCTACGTGCCTTCATGCAACAGACTGGTTTCACAAATCCCTTGAATCTAGCTTGGGAGATACTTCCGTTCTCTTTTGTTTTCGACTGGTTACTCCCTGTTGGGCCGTACCTCTCTGCATTAACTGCTTTTGAGGGGTTGACCTTTCGGGGAGGTTCAAAAACCCAGTTTACGACAGTTGAGACGGTTTACAGCCACCTCTACAATGGGCACTTTCCTCCAGACGATGAGCGATATATGCTAACGTCCTCGGGCGGTGAATCTATAACCCAGGTCCTCTTGGACCGAACTCCTTTACAGGGGTTCCCAGAAATGGAGGGAATACGATTCAAGAATCCCGCGTCGGTGACGCATGCGCTAAACGCTCTAGCTCTGCTGAAGGGTTTCCAAGTAGCTAGATAGGTAGTTAATCCTTTCTTTAGGAAAGAAGTTCATGAGTGCTTTTGGCACAGTGAAGTTAAGTGGTATCCTTGTCCACAACCAGCAGCTCGTTACGAGCTCTGCAACTGTGGGCGCGGACCACACGTTCAGCCCCTGTGGGTATGTTACTCCTGGGGTCGCGCGGTATGAAGACCGAACGGGAGGAATCCCGGTTGGTTTTCCCGTATTGACCTTGAGCGTGAAGAGGCCTTCCAAGACCTCTCCCATGTACAGAGTCACTGCGAAGATTGTCGTACCGGAACTCGAGGAAACATCTGCGTCGACGCAGTCGGGAATCAAACCCCCGCCTACGAAGGCGTTCGAGGATACGGTAACGGTTGAGTTCCTGTTTCATTCGCGAGGCACTGAAGAGAAGAGACTGAGAATGCTCTCTCTCTTGAAGAGTCTTGCGTATCACGGGAATATCGCAGCTTCGGATGATAGCCCCCTTGATGCAACTGGGTCGCCGTTGTACGAAGCCGTGAAAGATGTGGTTACCCCGTTTTAGGGGCGACTAATCACTTAACCGGCGACAATTCTATGTCTTCTAAGAAGCGTAGTAGCAACTTCCTTAAAGGAGTTGCGAAATATCGCGTAGACCAGGAGGTAACTGACCTGGTCGTTGAGAGATTCCTTAGCTCCCTCGATTGTCCGCGTTCGTTGGCTGTGTGGCTTCTGTATAAAAACCAGGAGTTTTCACAGTTGAGGGACTTGGATTTCGATCCCAACTTCTACAATACATCGCAGAAGTTGGCGGACGCTTACGCAGCCAGTGAGTTCTTGTCCAAGTACCAGGGGTTTACTTCTGGTGCCGATAAGGATTCGGCAGCCTATGAGAAATTCACGAAATTTGAAAATCTCTGTAAGCGCACGAACGCTCGCTTTCGTAACCTCGCTATGGACCCGCTTTTCCACGGGCCCGTGGTTTGGCTGCATTCCGCAGTCAAGCAAAAAATAGCTTGGATACTCGGCGAGTTTAGTCCTGAGGAGTTCTTCTCATCACCTGACTGGGGGCCTGGTGCCAGTACGCTAGTAAAGCGTATCGAAGCCAGTTCACCAATTAAGTTCCAGCGTGAAGCTGGGATTACGCGTGATCTGTACGCTGTTGTTGATCCTCTATTAAAAGAGGCCTATCCTTCGTGGTATAGGCAACTGACGGATAGTGGGTACGGTACTCCAATGTATCCACGTCTTACAGTTGGCAACACAGTGATCACTGTTCCGAAGAATGCCTGGATTAATCGTGTTATTGCCATCGAGCCTGGGATCAACCTATGGTTCCAGTTGTCCGTTGGCAAGATGATTCGTCGCAGGCTTCGACGGGTGGGCATCAATTTGCGCCGGCAGGAGGTGAATCAGCTCTTAGCCAAGATTGGAAGCATAACTCAATACTTGGTGACGGTTGATTTGTCTTCCGCTAGCGACTCCATCGCCCTTCTAGTTGCCCGGGAAGTTCTTCCGGACCGCTGGTTTGAGGTTATGGATGTATTGCGTGCCCACTACGGCAAGATCAATGGCGTTCAAGTTAGATGGGAGAAATTCTCATCGATGGGAAATGGTTTTACGTTCCCGCTTGAATCTCTAATATTCTACGCAGTCGCAAAATGCTGCGCTGAGTACGTAGGTGTTTCCGACGGAAACGTTGGTACCTACGGAGATGACGTCATATTACCGGCGTCTGCCTTTGACCTGTTTTCTCAGATGATGGAGTTTTACGGCTTTGTAATTAATCGGAAGAAGAGTCACTTTAACTCTGAGTTCCGTGAAAGCTGTGGAGCCCATTATTATCGTGGGGTCGATGTTAAGCCCATCTATCTTAAAGATAGAGTTTCGGACCTTTCATCTGTCTTCTCTTTGGCTAATGCCCTCAGGTTGTTCGCTAGTCGCAGAGGTGCGAACCTCTGCTGCGATGCGCGCTTCAGGTCGGTGTTTGAGCTCCTTATGTCTAAAGTGCCCGCGGCGTTTCGGTTGCGGGTGCCTAAGCATTTCGGAGACGTTGGTTTCATCAGTAACTTCGATGAGGCAACGCCAAGGAAGGCTAAGGACAGACTCGAGGGCTTCCAAGTCCACGGGTTAATGAAGCTCCGTGAGGAGCGTTGGTTCGACGGGGTCGGTTTGTTACTTTCCGACCTTTGGCGCATCGAGAAACGAGCGGGTCGTACCGCCAATCTCGATGTTGACACCGATAACCGGGACATGTTGTCCTGGTTGACAGTGCCGTCTATGGCCGAAGCGACTGACCTTTGTTGTCAAATGGGTGTCGAGAAAGATGGGTATAACACTATTCCCGGTTCTCGATCCAAATGGCAGGAGGTCTGGGCCATAGCTAGACAGTGGCCTGACCTTGGTCCTTGGTTGGACCTTGATCAGACTACAGACCGCGAGGTACAAGTGTAACTGTACCTTTTTCCGGACTTACTTCCCGGTGGG